GGTGAACCCATAGATAATACCAGTTCCAAGAACAGAATCTGCATTTACAACAACTCCATTTGCTCCAATAAATTTAACTACTAACTCTCTAGAACCTATGGAAAAATCAGACATTGCATTGCATATATTCGTAAATTGGAATGAGCTGGCATTGAATGAAATAGAAGAGGAAACTAAACTTCTCGGTGATTTTGATTTCAATTTAATGATCAAATCTCCACCCCTTATCACTGGGGATTCCCATAGAGCAGCATAGTTAACGTTTGATTTATCAAAATATTCTAATAGCTCCCATCCCGTTGATGTTTTTCTGAAGCCAATAGGTATTATCTGTGGCTTTAATGAAGTTGCCGGTGATGTCACAGAGTTAACAAAAAAAGGAAATCCCAAAAATGATTCTTGAGTGCTATGCGGTGATGTGAAAAAACAAACCCTTCGAGGGTTATTATAACCAACTGCTATATATGTATTGCCGTAACTCCCACTTATAGCTATCCCTTCTGACTCACCACTAGCGTTAACTCTCACCTCTGAAAGAACCTCCCCACTATACGAAACAAGAGTTATTTTATCATTTGTATAGAAATATATAGTGTTGTCATAAACATCCATTCCTTGAGGCACACCTAAAGTTTTAGGTAGTGTGAATTGCTTAACAGGATTATTCCAATTGCCAAATTCAAAGAAAGTAAATGTAGGCAATCCTCCATCACCACCACTAAGAGTGCTATGTAATATAAGTATGTCATTATGATTATCGATAGCACACAGCGCGCTGTTTCCATAATTTGTTAGGTCTATACTTTCAAGAACTGACTTTCCATCTTTTGCTATTTTTCTAATATACGTTGGCTCAGCGCCACCTCCGCTGGCTGAATATAAAAATTCATCTTTAACTCTAATGGCTAAATCAGCGGTATGGTTTATTGGAATTGACACACCTCCGTACGAGGTATCTATGACACCATTCTGAGCATATCGCTCAATCATTCCATTCCCACTACCTAGATCATAACCGATATAAAAATAACCATTGTAAAAAGCTAGTCCTTGATTGTTGTAATTTTGGTTAACATAGAAAGCCGTGTTAGGTGATGCATTATTACCAGTAGTATTTATTACATTACTATTTATTGGCAATAAAGAATTTGGCTCCTTTTGTTTTCTGCTGCCGTAGTTTTGGCTAACAATGAGCTTTTTATTTGTAAATACTGCTGATTCATACCCTATGAAATTAGATTTATTGCCAGCTATTATTGTTTCATCCAAACTCCAAACGCCACCGACATGGATCGGCACTTTATTATTTTCTGAAAACGCAATAGCATCATTAAATGCATCATTCCAAGAATTACTTTCTGTTTTAAATTGATATGGAGTTATTATATTTGAATAACTAGACTTAATATTATCGAGCTGTTCTTGTACATTGCCATTTCTGGAACCAATAATTGACGCACCTCTCTCTGATGAGATCTCTCCACGTAATGTACTATCGCCAACACCAAGCCATTTACCAACACCAACCCCGCCAGAATTGTCAGGAGTTGAATCAATATGGACTATTTTTGGCAATTCGCCATCCCAGCGGTAATATTCTCCTGTGGTTTCATCACGCAAAACTTGATTTGGCAGTGTTATTTCTGCACCTTTTTGGAATGAGTCTAATGTAATGTAACCAAATTGAGATATCGCTTGCTGAGCAATCCAACGCAACCCTTCGATTGTAAAATGCTCTTTCCCAAATCTATCAATATATTTGTTTTTCATTGACGTAACGAACTCGTCAATTTTACCTGAGTTAAATTTCAGGTCGCGCGGTGCTTCACTTGGAACTGGATTTTGTGTTGGAATTGTAGACATAATTTTTCCCAATAAAAAAGCCAGCACTTAGGCTGGCTGTGATTGAAATGAATTTAATTAAACGTTGTAATCTTTCTTTGCAGAAAAATACTCACTTGCTGTAATGCTATAAGTTCCGTCCGCATTAGGCTTTTTGTCGCTTACAATCCACCTCATCGAGTCCATTTCAATGATATTGGATATAACATAACGTGACGGAGATTGAACATTCATCCCGTCATAGATATTTAGTTGGATATCAGGTATATCAGCGATAAATCCGTAAGCTGTATCGCTTCTTGGTGTAGCCTTAAACCTTTCCGTCGTATTACCTAAATGATCAGTAATACAAACAAACATCTCACCATCAAAGACAACTTTTTCATTTGTTGAAAATTGATTTCCGATCCTCTCAACTATATAACCTGCCTGTTGATTCTTATCGTATGTGTCAGCAACAATAATTAAGTCACCCGGATAAACATAATCACCATCTGCGAGAGTTTGCACACTGATACTCATGCGCTGATGTATTAACCTATCCATTTCTAATAGCGCCCTATCTGTCGCCTGATACTCATTACGACAACCGTGAATGGTTATTTTGTTAGGGTTCTTAGCTGGCTTGTTAACTATTTTGTTATCTTCAATACGATATTTAAGGTAGGTCTTTTTGTTGGTTTTAGGGTTTACGTATTCGATTTCAACACCATCATTACCGCTCGGCATTGTCATATCATAAGACAGCGAGAATCCATTTCCTGTCGTGTTAGCTCTGTTAAATGTACCAGATGGATATTGTTTTTCCTCCTCACGAGTAAATGTAAGCACACCGTTATCCCAAAATGAAATAACACGAGCAACGTTGCATATTGTTTCTATACGCTGACCCAGCGATACATCTTCATCATCAAATGTGTAATCAAAATATCCTAAGCGCTTATCTGGAAGTGATTCATAGATTGAATACAAACCATATAAATCTATGGTGCTTTCTGGCTGTCCAGCGGTGACTAACCAAGTGTGAGCGACAGCATCAGCAAATGATCGTGATGGTCTTAATGTATAATCAACGCTACGGCTATTCATGTCGTAACTAATAACATGACGTGTAGCCAGTGCGTTGTATTTACGCTCTCTTGTTCCCGTTGGTGCCTCTGTTGCCCTCACTGTTACCTTAACAAGTGTATCTTCTTCATGTACTTCGTTAATTCTCTCTCTAACAATAAAGACTTCCTCTAGCTTAAGAATGCTGTGATCATTACTGTTTTCTAATCTAGTTAGTTGAAGTGCGTATCTTCCATATCCAGCTAACGGCTTGAACTTCTCCGTAAGATAGTATGTTTTTGTTTTTGGTGCAGATGGGAATCCTCTATTGAATGACTCTCTTGTTCCAGTTATTTCATTGTTATTCTCATCAACCTTCCAAAATTCAATTCTTGCATTAGCATAATCGCCATCACCGAGTTGAGCGTTTAAATGCACCCATAACTCACCACCATCAAGTGGAGAGAAGAAAGGCCCTACTGTCAGGAATTGGTTGTCATAGAGAATAAACTTTGATGTGTTGACTATTGCATTAGGCGGTAGAGTCGCCAAATCACCACCAGTTAAATTAGTGAAAAAGAATTCATGGTAATATTTTGGTGAGATAATAGCGCCATCATCACTTTCTTCCGCATCAGATAGATAAGCATCAACCTTAATATCCTTTGTAACCGAACCCTGCGGAGTATCATAAGTCACATTAACAACAAGGCTTACTGATCTAGGTTTTACGATGTCCATAAAATATCTAAACTCATCTTGCTTCTCTATCTTTATGGCAGCTTCACCACCTTTAATTTCACCAGAAATAACATTGTTAGCAGTAGCCTCATATTGTGGAATTTCGTCACTTTCATTCGGGCCCGGTATTTCTTGTCCGTCAACATCAGGGAACTCAAAGCCCTCGAATATCTGTGGGATAACTTCACCAGGTTGGAATATCTGATAACTGGCACCATCAAGGGCAATTAGTTCAGATTCTGAATATTTTACATTCTCAATCGTGTAGTAACCGATGCCAAAGTTCATCCACTCAGTAACCATCTTTTTATTGTCGATGTATTCAAACATTGATTGCTGAATGAGATCTGGAAAGGCTCTAACTTGTCCGTGGATTTCAGGTCTAGCCTGATATGTTCTTGCTATATTAGTTTGGCCTGTTAAACGGTTATTAGGGCTTTCCTTTGCATTCACATCAGCGGCGCTAAATGATGGTGCTTTGGGTGCTAAGAATGAAAATATCTTGGAAACAAACTTAAATACTGGATTAAGAATGTCGCCAATAATACCTTTCGGTTGGTCAAATATTTGAATGTGATGAAATTCACTAATAATAAAGTCAAGGCGATCATCGTCGTTAAGCTTTACGCCGTTAACATAGATATCAACGTCATGATGAAAGTTTTGCTCTTTTAACCAATCAAAAAAAAGAGAGCCGGCTTTTATCTCGGCTCTCTCTTTAGGCATTCCAGCGACACGCTGAATTTCAATCATTGGCATATTTCATAAACTCCAACTTGGTGAACTTTCTCTCAAGAACAATCAACCTATCCATTCTCACAGAGCCGTTTTCACCACGACTATGTAATGCGTTACCATCGATAACTAAACCAATATGAGCGGGTTTTGATCCTATATATCCTATAAATATTCCGTCATTTTCTGGTTGATTTACCTTCTCCCAACACTCAACTTCATTTTTATAGCAAGTAACAAAATCCGCTTCAGACTCATAGCCTGCGTCATGGTGGATCTCAATACCTAGAACGTGTCGATAATAGAGAACGACGAGTCCCCAACAATCCATAGCGTCAAATGTGCAAGACCGGTTTTTCCATGGTTTACCGATAGTTTTATCGATGAAATCCTGAATTGTCATACAGCCTCCAAGCCCGGCCATTCTTGCGGTTCATAAATGCGTCCAATGTTTTTATTCAATGGGTTACTCATAGATAGCGTGACAGTGACGCTTTCATGATCCATCGACACATCTTTCACAAATAATTTCCATCGAGTAATTGCTGTGCCTTTGTCTTTCTCATCAAATAAGCGATAAGTAGCCTCTATGGGTGTCATTCTATTGAATGATTTCCATAGTTTAAGTTTTTGCTTAAAGTCTTGCGCGACACGGCTAAATTTAACACTAGCGTCGATTATGGGTGTTCTGCTTTGCTGACTGTCAGATAGTTCGAAATTACACGGTTGATATTCAACCCCACCTAGAACCTTCGGGAAAACCTGATAAGAAACAAGATAGATATCGCCAAATGACGGATGACTAAATTGCAGTGTCTCATAAAGTATTCTGTTTGGCCTTTGTGCTCGATACTCTCTTAGTGTAGGCATTACAACTCCTTATACTTTGGTAGAGTCTCAGTGATAATAATATCAAGCCAGCTTCCAAATGATGGCGGAAACTCAACAATAATATCGTCGAATTCATCATCTGAATTATAAAGTTTCTTACTAATGACTTGACCAGTCCATGTTACAGAAGATCCATTAATACTGGTTTGCACTGGATAGGAAACAAAATGTAATTCCTGCTCCTGCAGTCCACTACCACCAAGATTAATTTTCATCCTGAACCAGCGATTGCAATTATCAAGATAGTTGGGACTTCGCAACCACTGCGCAAATGCACGCTCTTGTTGAAGTGTAAATATCCAATTCACACTCCATACAGTTTTTAAATCATCAGTTAACTTCTGAAATATAGGTGCGCCTACCTGTGGTTGATCTGTCAAGAAGCCAGTATCTAGCGTCATGCTTTTATCGGCCTTCTGCGCCAGAGGAAGCCAGTCTGGATAATCTATTATCATTTACTTTTACCTTATAGCTGATCTTTTATCAGGTATTAACTTCCTTACATTCATATATTCTTATTATCCTAAAATTTAATTTAAGGATAATTTATGCAAAAGTTTAATCGTGAATTACAGAATCACATTCTTACCGTCTGCATTGCGTCATACCCACATCACACATCATGGAATCAGTATGACCCAGAATCATTTCCAGGATTAATGGATGACCATATACTTGCTGCCAATATTTATTACCTTAGTGAACGAGGTTTAATTTCCGTCTCTCCGCAGCGCACAGATGATCCATACTCTCTTTTTGAAAATATTAGGGCTACTGCAGACGGTATAGATTTTATGATGGGTGATGAAGGGTTAAAGTCTGTGCTGGACATTAGAACAATTAAAATTCACTCTGATACAATGACTCAACTTATTGATATTATTTCTTCTTCAAATATTCCTGAAGAAGAGAAGCGTGGTATTTCATCAAAACTCCAAGAGCTTCCTGCAAGTGCCATAACACATTTGACGAATGAATTAACGGTGAAGGCTGCTCTTGCTCTGCCGGGCGCACTTCAACTAATTCAAAAGTATTTGCAGAATTTTTAGCTGAGGCTGCTTTACTAAATCTCCCCCACCCGACGTGGCGACCAAGATATATCCAAAAATCTTTCTCAGTCTCCACGTCCATGAAAAAACCGTTTTGGTGGAACACCGCGTTTTTTATTTTCATGATATCAACCTCTTGCTCTCGCTGTTGCCGATGTGTTTCTTGTAATGGATTGAAGCATAGGGCCTTTGTTATCCATATCCATAATGAACGCCTGAATAGTTAGCGTATTTCCATCTTGTGATGTCTGTGCGTCAAACTTGTGTCCACCAGATGAATAGTCATTAAATACAACATTCACATTCATACCACCACTCTGCATATCTTTATTGGAAATAACCTTTCCATTGTCACCGGGGATCATGTATTGACGACCGTTATTAGCCTTGAATATCTCAGGCTTCCCACCCTCACCCACTCGATACATAGAGCCAGCATTTACGGGCCCACCATTTTTACGAGCACCAGCAAGCGCAATCATAGCGGGAATAGCCGCTGCCATTGCTGCCATACCCCATGTAGCAGCAGAACCCATAGTGGCAATACTAGTTGTCGCTGCCGCCGGAGCCATAGCATTTGTAATTGCTGCGCCAGTAGTTGTAGCATCCGCTATAGCTTGAGCATTGGAAGCCTTACGCATGGCACTTTCAGTAACCATATTCTTAACCTGTTGCATACCCATTTGAACCAGAGCGCCAACGGCTTGGTCTACGATGGTTAATGCGACATTACGGAAAGCATCGTTAAGGGATTGTGTTTGAGTTAATAGCCCTGTGAGTACGTTAGTAGAGCGCTGTCCTAATGCGTCCAACCCATCAGCTAAGAATTGATTAGCTTGACTCTGATTGCGCCATATCTCCCATTGAGCATTTAACCGGTCTTGCTCATATTGAGTATTAGCGGCATTCATTAACTCTAAACTTTGCTGTTGAGTTAAAACCTTTTGGTTTTCGTACTCTTTTATAAGTGCAAGTTTACGCTCGTGTTCGTTTTTGAGTTGCTGAACAGGATCTACTTTCCCTTTGATGTCATCTTGCGGTGATACAGTGTTATTAGCCTTTATTTCGGCTATCTTTTGTTGATATTCCGCCTCAATTTCAGCTTTACGCCTTGCTGCCTGTTCAGTGAGAGATACATCATCTTTTGTTATCCGCTCTAAGTCTGCCAACTGTTTATCGTGAGATTCTTTAGCCTTGGCGACTAAATCAAGCTCAAGCGCAGCTTTCTTATCTGCTAGATTACGCTCAATGTTGTATTTTTCTTCTGCGAGTTGCTCCGCTTTTTCAATCTGTTTAGGAGATGCCGTATCACCCAATGCTTTAACCGCATCATACTTAGCCATTTCAAGAGATCCGTCTTTGTAACCTTTGTTTAAAAGCTCAATTTCTTCTCTCTGGCGCTTTAGTGCTTCATAAGCAGCATCTGTGGCTTTGGTTGATTCCTTGGTTGTTTTGTTACGTTCGGCAGCGGCATCTTGAGCCTCTTGAGCAGCTATAGCATACTGAGTTAATGATGCTATCTCTTGTTCTGACAATCCATTATCTTCTGCGTAAAACTCAACTTGTAGCTTTCTTTTGTCAATCTCACTTTTTGCGTTGGCTAATTTAGCTTCTCTCTCTAGAGATTTTCTCAAGTCAAGGCCTTTGTCTGACCACTCCATTATTAAGCTTTGTGCATTAAATTCTTTCTTTTGTCTGGTTGCTCGCTCGATAGAGAAACCATAAGCATTCCAAGCATCTTTAGCGTTTGGTAATATGGATGACTCTCTCTGCAGAAGATCTGCTCCTTGTTTTAATGTTCCATTTAAATCAGACTGCATCATCTCTATTTTATAGAGAATATTACCCCTTCTTTCCTCTTGCTTTTCTAAATTAGCAACCGCTGTTTTTAGTTGGTCTGTAAATTTAGCTGACTTATCAGCATTTAACCCAAATAAATCAAATCCATCATTTAATTCCTTAATCTCTTTTTCAATCAAACTGATCGTGTACTTAAGTTTTGCAGCTTCTTCATCAGCGACTTCTAAGTGTTTTTTAGCCTCAACTATAGCCGCTTCTTTTGCTGCTCTAGAGAATTTTTTATACTCCTCAGTAAGACCTCTTATGTCGTCAGCAAACTTATTTGATTCTTCTCTAGCTTCTTTTGATTGTTGATAAAAGTAATATATAGCAGCACCAGCTAACATGGCCACACCAGCAGGGCCACCTAACATTCCCATAGCACCACGTAACAAACCCATAGATAATGATGCAGCTCTTGCTGCGGCTGCTGAGTTTGCCATTGCTGCTGTTTGCGCTTGGGTTGCTTGGGTTAATGTTATTGCAGCTTTTGAGGCTAATGATTTTTTAGCGATTAAGTTATCAAGAGCGGTTGCTTCCGCCAAGGTTCCTTTTGCAACGTTGTACTCTGCTTGAGCAAGAGCAACAGCAGATCTAGCGGAGGCTAAATCAGCCTGAGCCTTTCTGACTGACATATTTGCAGCATACTCACTTGCTCTTGCTGATTGCAGTGTGGCGACTGACTCTTGACGAGAAGCTGCTGCCATCATAATTTTTGACTTGGTAGCCATAGCCAACGCGCCAACATATCTTGAACCAACCACCGCTGCGATTACCGTCAAGACAGAACTAAGCTCATCTAAATTCTTACTAACAGTAATAACAGCATCACTAAACGCACTGATGGTTGATTTTATTGTTGTATTTTCACCGAGAAACTTGGTTAGGTTGTTCCCAGCCTCTTGGAAAGCCTGTGACATTGTTCGAGTGGTTTTGGCAAACTCCTTACCGATTGCATCCCCCTGAGACAATAACCCCTTTACAACAACATCAGTGGTCAACTTGCCTTCTGCTGCCATTTTACGAAGCTGACCTATACTTACTCCTAGTGAATCAGCAAGTGCAACCATCAAACGGCTACCCTGTTCCGCTACCGAGTTAAATTCCTCACCACGGAGAACGCCAGAGGCGATGCCTTGTGATAGCTGAATAATGGCGTTTTCTGCTTCCTGCGCAGTAGCACCAGAGACGATAAAACCTTGGTTAATAATTGATGTTAATTTTGCCAAGTCAGCTGCTGATGTGTTGTATTCTCTCGTTCCTCGCTCTAATCGCGCGTAGAGTGTTGCTGTGGCATCAAGGCTAGATCGCGTTGCTTGAGAGATATCAAATACTCGCTGTGTGACATCAATCAGTGATTCACTTGCGCGAACTGAGTTAGATAGTTTGTTGTTTAATTCAGTCCAAGCCTCGGAGTAACTGGCAACCATTGAAGCCGATAAATAACCAGTCAGAGCCGCTGCGACTTTGGATAGAGACTGCATTGAACGCTCTGTGTTATTTACTGACTGAGACGTTCGGTTAAAGCTACTATCCATACGATTAAGGCGTTGCTCTAACTGCTGTTGCGATGTAAGCAATTGCCGAACATCCATTTGAACTTGATAAACGATTTCGCCTACTTGTGCCATTTATCGGCTCCTTAAAATGAAAACCCCCGCCGATTGGCAGGGTTGGTGTTGATATATAAACTTTAAGCTAGAATTTTATATTGCGTACATCTTGCAATACCTTTTTAGATTCACTACATCTATCTTTTTGATCGTCAGGTATTTTTTCACCATATTCTTTCATTAAATCACATATCCCACTAACCCTACCTTGCTCAAATGCAACAATTATTGATGTATTAACAAACCCCTCGCATGAATCCTTATCTTCATGATTGGCGCAAACCATTTCAGCGACATCTGATAACTTTCTATTTTCTTTAGCAATAGAGTTACCACTAAATAAAATAGCCAAGGAAGATAACACCCCAATAGATGCAATTAATAGTTTCCTCACAACACCATCCTCGTTAGTTAATTTGTTATTAGTTTAGCTGTTTGTGGTGCAAATGGGAGCAAATTAGAAAAGTAATTTAGCAATGGTGATCCCAGACCCAAGTGCTACAAATATAGTAGCCATAAGCCATTTAGTTTGTGTTGATATTGCCTTCTGAACTTCAGTTTTAACTACCTCAATATCTTGCTTAGTAGCATAATTAGACTTAATTACCGCAGTGTCAGATTTTAAGGTGCTTATATCACCCTTAGACGTTTTCATGTCTGATTTAATATCAGTTAATGTGGCCTGAATGCTTTCTACATTTGCTTCTAGTTTTGCAATTCTAGCTTCCATATCTCCACCTCCACCACTGCCACCATAGATAGTAGTACAAAAATCCTCAACCCTTTCATTAGGCTTTACTATTCTTAACCTATTTCTACTTAACTTAGAGTCAATGGCTTGATTATTCATTTGTTTTACTCACTTTGAAATAAGCTCTATTGCTGTTTATCATCTCTGCATTTTTTATAAATGATGACTCAATAAAGTAGGTTCCTTCTTCTATAAATTTACATTTTTCAAAGGTGAGTTTTATGGATGCCATTACTTCATTAGGCTTCCCTTGTGTATCCTTTACCTTAATTAATATCGATTTCGGATCACAAATTGGAGTTATTTTTTCACCATCAATCCTAAACAACCTATTTTGAAGAGATATTGGCTCATCATCCTTAAGGTCTAACATGAACACCTTGAAATGGAAATCAAGCACAACAGGTATTTCGTCACAATCAAAAGACAGTAACGGAGACTCATCATCACTAGGATTATATGGGTGTAAAAAAGCTATTCTTTCTGTATTCATGAGCAACACTTATTAGTAAAATGTGAATACATTTAACCATTTGTTTTAAGCAAGGTGTTACTGATCTTATTTACAGCAAAGATGGAAATTTCCACTATCTTTTTTATTACCCACTAAACCACCCTATTGTTTTAATTTATCAAGAATGTTCGTTATTTAGGGCCTGTTATCCCATACACTAGAAGCCACTTCAAATAATCTTCTAATGATATTCCTCTGATTTCTGCCGATTTTTTAGCAATCTCTAGGGTCTCATTATCCAGTTCAAGTGATATTGTTGCAGTATTGTCTTTATTCATGGACATTTGCGTTAAAAGATTCTCACCATCCATAGAAAATCCGTTCTCTAGAAATGAATACTGAACACCAAGAGCTTTCGCTAATTTGGCAATAATGTGGGCTCTTGGCACATTAATACCTGATTCATATCTAGATATTTGAGCCGGTGCCACACCTGACAATTCGGCAAGCTCACTTTGTGACAAGCCTTTTTGCGCCCTTAGTTCAGTTAGTCTTTTTGCAATAGAGTTATTTTTAATCATAATTAGTCATCAATAGTATTGACAAGTGTTGTTTTGAGTATAAGATATATTTTACATGATTAATGATGACTGTCTATGACTTTTAAGCATGTAAAATAGCGAAGCCCTAACTACTTGCAATAGTCAGGGCTTCTAGTTTGATTCGAAAAATTAGGAAACGAACCATGAATACTATATCAACTATCAATGTACCTTTCCACGGTAACAATTTATATGTTGTGAATTATAAAGGTCAGCCATATGTACCGATGAAACCTATCGTCGAAGGTATGGGATTAACTTGGCAATCTCAATTTGAGAAGATAAAACAACGATTTAAATCAACCATCACGGAAATCGTGATAGTTGCCGCAGACGGCAAGGAGCGCAATATGATTTGCCTAGCTCTCCGTAAACTTGCAGGCTGGCTTCACACTATCAGCCCTAACAAAGTCAAACCAGAGATCCGCGATAAAGTAATCAAGTATCAAGAAGAGTGTGACGATGTACTTTACGAATATTGGACTACTGGTGAGGTTAAGAAAAAACACAAATCAACTGTTCAGGAACGCAACCCATTAAAGAATGCTGTTAATCTACTGGTTAGCAAGAAAGGCATCATGTACCCAGAAGCCTATTCTCTTGTTCACCAGAAATTCAATGTTAGTAGCATTGAAGAATTAACAGCAGATCAGATACCCGATGCGGTTGAGTATATTCACAAGTTTGTACTTGAAGGTGAATACATTCCTAAAGAAACCCCACGAGAAGTTACTCAAGAGAGAGCTAATCGTGATATGGATGCTCACCACATAAATGTGCTAGCTAAACATTACGAAGCCATATACACCGCATGGAAAGTTGAATTATATCCTGCTCTTGTTGGTGTCGATTCGCCGATTGCTTACAGATTGCGTGACCGACTCCAAGATGGATATTCAATTCTTATTCGGTTACAGGAAAGCTTAAACGGAAAACATCCTGTATTAATCAAGTAAATATAACGCCCAAGGACGGGCACTTATGTTATATAGATGGTGATGCAAAAGAAAGCAAACTAACTCATTTACGTTTCCTGCTAACTAGTCGACGCTTACCACTGATCAGTTCATCATTCCGTTTATCATCTTGTTTCATGATGTTGTCATATTCTTCTTTGGTGAAGCCTTTTTCATCAGGATATTTAGCTTTGAGCATCATCTGAAATTCAGTCATGGTTAGCTGTTCGGCTTCCTCTCGATTCATACCAAAGTGCGCACGAGCAGAGCTGATGTAGTCAATTGCCATAAACTCATCTGAGAATTCGTTTTTGCCTTCATTGCGTTGAAGTTTACGGATCTTCGCTTTACCGATAATTCCGTGAGTGAATAATTCTCGAGCAATGACGATAATGTCAGCGATTGGCATCTTACCGTTTTTATAGACAATACCGCGCTTACCCGATCTCCATTCACCAATGAGCTCTGAACAATCATCATCACAGCACGCCTGCATAACCATCATTGCAGTTTGTAGGATATTACGCCCATATGTTGGCTTGCTAATGGCTTTTATTAACCATTCAGGAATAACCCTGTAGCTCATTACGGCACGAGTAATTAACTCTTGCACCTCAGCACCATTTAATTGACCGTATGCTCTCACAATCTGTTTAGGCTCACCGATTCTTGTCATATTGATGAACGATGGTCTAAATAAGTAATCCTTTTTATCAGTAGAGATAACCATCTCACCGATTTCTAAAATAGGCGTCATAATCCCTCCTGAATATTATCAAGGGCACTCGAAAGCACCCTTTGTAATATTAAGCAGCGGTAACAGTGGCTACGCATTTTGCAGTTTTACTACCATCTTCGGATGTAACAGTGATATTTGCAGTACCTTCGGCAACACCACGCACAGTGACCACATTCATAAGCTGGGTAACTGTTGCAAAGTTCGGCTTATCGCTTACGGCGGTGTAGTTTTTGTTCGTCGCATCGGTTGGGGTAAATTTGACGGTAAATGTCTTGGTTTCGCCGACTTTTACAGCCAGAGTGGCTGGCTCGACAGTAATACTTTCAACAACGATTTCTTCTTGTAGCCATTCAACGGTGTCTGAGTCATAGACTTTCAATTCACCTGAATAAGTGGAAATTTCTTTTGTTGGAAACTCCATTGACCAAGATGTGAAAGCCATATAACCCTGAACAACATCAGAACCATCACCTTTCATATCAAGTTGAACCCAATATGACGGTTGGCGACTTGCTTTGATTTCATCAAGGATTTCTTTGGCAATATCAAACGCGGAAGTAGAACCGGTTACACCAGCTTTCTTTAATTCACCATCGAAACTAATGGTAAAGTCAGCGCCAGTAACAATTGACTCAGTTAAGCCTTTGGTGTCATCAGCATTAGATGTCACTGTCTCCATACCGAAATCGAATGACTTGCTTGTTAGTGCACCTAAGCGCAAGAATTGATCTTGTGCTGGTACTTGGTCAGGGCAGCCTTTTGCAATGCGCAGAATACCTGCGTTACCCATCACTAGGCCTTTATCATCAGGGCATTGTGCCATGTTATAACCTCTTTATTTGCAAATAAAAAAAAGGCCGCATAAGCGACCTGTTGAGATGTATTTAATTTAAGATGTACAGCGAAAAGAAAGCTTGAGGATAAACCGACCTTCTTCTGTCGGTATGGGCCTTGGTAGACCGCCTAAGTTGTAGATTGAATTGAGTTCGCAATCTAACGAGTTGTTAGCAACGTAATTTAGAATTTCATTAGCTCTTATCAGTGCAGGTTCAGGATCATACTGCGCAGATACTAGAACAAGCGTCACGAAATCATCAGCGCCCAAATCAGCAAATCGACCGCTACCATCATCAGGCTGAATAACAGCATATTGCTGAGTCTTTTCGTCTGGTTGCTCATTCCACGTCAGATATTGAACGATGAAACCATCGAGCAGATTACCTCTGTTTAAGTAGCGCTCAAACTTCTCATGTATCATATTTGAAGCTCCCGTCTCACCGATTCATCAATAGCCTTGCGTTCATCTTCAAAACCACGAGATAAGAACTCTTTACGAGCACTTGAGCGCCTAAAGTTTTGCTTGATTCTTGGATCATGAACATAAACCGCATAGTTTGCTGTATATCCGACGCGACCGGTTACTCTAGTACCATTAACAGTGACTTCCCTGAATTGAGAGTTGATAAGTGTTGATGTATCAATAGGTGTGTATATAGCCGCCTGAGCACTACCAATCAATAAAGCCGACTGAATAGCTCTCATCACTTTCTTACCTTGTATATCACCAACAAGTGCTCTAAGGTTTGCGTTAGCCTGAGAAATACCCCTTACTTTTGCGCCCATATCACACCGCCGTTATCAGAGTGTAGTCATCTGCAATATGCTCAAATAGGTCTTCATCGCGTTTGATGAATTTTATTTCATCAGCACCGACAGATAACGGATCGCCTGAGTGCTTGCCGATAGCGATAAAGTCACCTTTTTTAGCATCTGCATATTCAGTCCAAAAAACTAGCTTAATGGTTATTTCAGAGCCAATATCTAACTTTCCAGACTTAAGCTCACTACCATAACCACAAAGAAAATGAACCGGCTCAGAGAATGTAACTTTGCCGTATTTATCTTTTCCGTTTGGTCGCCATAAAGTAGCCCACGAGGTATAAGCCCAATTTGCAACTGAACTCATTACGTCCCCCTACACATACAGCCACCTTTCGCTATCCACAAACCAGCATGGGCAGTTTGAGTCGGATCGGTTGGTATTAAATCATTAGCACAACCGTACTTATCCAAACCACGCAAGAGTGATGCAGCCGATTTCCATCTATCACCAAACGATTGATATCGAAATGAGCGTGATGCGCCATTAGGTGCTGTTTGTGAGCTGATATACTTATCACCTTGACCAAGTGCCATAAGTGAAAGCAGATACATCTGGATTAATAGTGCGGTTGCTGATGGATAGTGTTTATCAAGACATTCCTGAATACTTCCTACCTGCTCAATAAGTGCTTCGAGAATAAAATCAGGTAATTCTATTCCCTGCCCTGTCAGGTACTCTTTGGCTTGCTCTTTTGTGATCATTATTACCTCACAAAGCAAAGCCCCCTTTCGAGGGCATAAAAAAACCGCTTTCGCGGCTATTCGTCTTTGTATTTTTTAGACTTGGCTTTTGGTGTGGCTGGAACCAATTCAGCGGCATCATTAGATAATGCTCTAACATTAGCCTTAAAGGCTGGGTGAAGATTTTCTAACTCAACCACCTGACCCTTTTCGACACCATGCCAAGGGATAATAACCTCGTACTTTGTCATTGCAGATCCTTAGCTCAGTTTGGCACCGTAAACCACACCAGACTTGCCGTCACCGTCACGAGTAATTTGCAGACCTGCTGCGCTCATGATTTGGAAGTTGTAGTTTTCCTGTGGCATAAAGCGAGGTTTAGGAACAACACCTGTTGCCATACCAACTAACGGTGTCACTACATCTTTACGGCGTTGATAAGCGATAAACTCAGAGCCTTTAAGCGCATAAGTAGGGCGAATTTCTTTCACGCCAGCATACGGTAGTAATGTGTCGATAATGCGACCATTTACCACGCTATTACCAGCACCAGCACCGACAGAAACAACCACAGGCTTAATTAAGTTACCCCATGCTTCGTAACTCACCCACATTACATCGTAAGCATCCACTTTGTTGTTGAATGCAGTCTGACCGAACGCACCACTAAAACCAAAGAACGCTAACAATGCAGGCAAGTCGGCTGTGGTTAAATCGATATTAGCACCAGAAGCTCCTAAGTCGATTTTCGCTGTGTTGCGGTGATTTTTCAGGCCTTGGCCTTTGTATCCCTCAACACTAATAGATGCATCACCATTTAAGAAGTAGTTAACTACTTTCTTATTGAATTGACGCATTTTTGCAGTTTGAGAATCAAGAACAAGATCAATACCAACTGTGCTTAACCCCGCCGCATGGCGCCAGTTAACACCAAAGCCAGCGGTAAATACTGGGATTGGGTCACCATCAGAACCATAATCGGTGTGATCATGAGAGTATGGCGCTTGACCATCGATGCTGATTGATACGTCATCAGCAATATCGCCAACCACGTTATACAGTTTCGCTGTTTTGCCAATTGGTAACACTGTTTGCAGGCCCATTAAATCATTGACGATTTCCATGCCTGTTTCTTGGTCGCGCAACTGAATAATATTGTTATCTACTTCTTTCCAAAAGTCCTTAGAGAAACCGCCTGACTGGTTTGCCGCTAAAGTCTCACCATCCATAACATTCCGATACTGGTTTATCATCAGGCTATGTTGCGTGTTATAGATATTACGTGTAGCCCATAGGCTATCCCACTGACGTTGCAGTCGGCTATTTGTTGCTAAAGTTTCAGCAGTATAAAACATGTTTTTTCCTTTTTATTAATCAGTAGTTGCAGTAGCCACAGTGCCAACACGAAAGCGAACACGAATGAAATCATCAGCTTTTAGCGTCACTTCATCTTGAGAGTAGCCAATTACTGATTCCGTATCAGCGGATGCAAGAGCGCCTTTACCATCAGCACCAAGCTTGATCGGAGAGTCTTTTTTATAAGTTCCAGCAGGAACCAATACAGCCATCTCTCGACCTTCTTCTACATACTCACCAACCAGAGAATCACCAACCGGAACGCCATCACGAATAGACAACCCTTGGTGATATGCTGGATTAGCTACATAAATGCGACCGGATAATGCGGTGGCTTGAGCAAACTCATTATCTGCGTTAATAACAACAAAAGTGCCCGGAAGTGTAACTGCTTTTGCTGCTCGAGTTTCTGTGATTGATTTACCGTCAAGGTTTACACGGCGATAGCGACTAGTAGCCATTATTTAGCACCTCCAAAGTATGCTGCTGGATCTGGTGCGCCAGTTTGCTCTTGCTGTGCGCCTGAGTTGCCGGCCAAACTTGCTGCGTCACCAATTTGTTTATGCATGTCGATCAGTGCTTGACCTTGCAGTGAGTTAGCCACCACTTCACCGTATTTTTCGGCAATTACTTTGCGCATTTCAGTTTCTTCTGCACGTTGGTTTGCGGTTAATGATTCTTCCAGCTTCTTGTGGTTAACCTGTAACGCATCAACCTTTTCGTTAATTGGCTTTAGCTGCTCGGCAAGGTTCGCTGCTAATGCCTGAGTAATATCACCTACGAGTTCTTTCTTTTCTTCTTGAGTTAAAGGCATGTCGCCCTCCGTGCTGTTATTGATTGCAGGGCTTGCCTGCGGTTTACTGAAAGCTGATTTAAGTTTGTTTGTTACAACCTTCACCCACGACTCTTGACGCTCAACTTCTTCGCCTTGCGCATCAAAGGTGATGTTGCCATTTTCATTTGTGTAGGAATGTAGTTTTGCATTACCTCCATTGATAACGATCACTGCATGAGTGTCTGTAAAGTCCGATACCCACACGTAACCATCACCAGCAACGAACTGTTTCTTTGCGGCCATTTCAAGGCGATGTGATTTTTCACGATAAGTTTCACCAACTAGAGCGCCACTGTTAGTTTTAACCTCTGTGGCTTGGTCAGCATTAACCATCATTCCGACACCTTGAGCTGGTGTTGCTGCGCCTGACTCATAAAGCAGAATTGCGTCATGATCCATGCTGTGTATCTTTGCAATCCAGTTATAACCCTGCGCTTTCTGTTCTTCGCTTGCTTCGATCTGCTCAAGAAAAACAGCAACGCTCGTATGAATTGGCTCTGAACTTTCACCACTTTCAATCGCTTCGACGCGCTGAAGAACTTCTTTGCCGCCTTCTGACTCTTTAGCCTTATCTACATCTATCCACTTTTCTAAATAGATGCGATTACCGACCTTGGAAACATTTCTGTTTGCTGCGCCGATATACCCAACATTAAGACCCTCGAAAGAAAGCGCTGATACAAACTGACCATCAAGCGTAGGGTGGCCTAATGGCGCAGGAGTGCCTTCTAACTCTCGGTAATGGGCGTCAATCTCACTTGCTGGATATAATCCACCATTCATAATGACGTTTGCTGGAAGCGTATAACTTGGGATAATAATGTGTTCACGACCGTTGTATGTTTCACGCCGAATAGAGGCGCTATTAACCTTGGTCGTGACATTTACTTGAATTGGCATCAGTTATTCCTCCGCCCATTGATAACCACGTTCTTTCATGGCTTCTTTTTCCTCTAACAGTTTATTGATGAGAGTCTTGTTGTAAGGCTTGCCATCTTTATCAACAAGAACGGTTACAGTTGAGCATTTACAGTTAATTGAATTAGCATCACGAGCCCACCAATCACGTTGTTCATCAGACGTAAACATCTTCCCGTGTCTAGCGGCGTGATTAGCCCTTGTCGTTGGGCTTAGTGCTGAAATATGAATCTCACGAGTTTCAAGGTTAAGCATTTCCTTGGCTTCGTCAGCTTCATCTAATCGCGCCCTACGCAATGCGCTTGGTATTTCTGTCCTTGCTATCCTATTAGCTCGGCGAGTTTCAATGCCAGCTTGATTGGTTAGGTTTATCGCTACTTCACGAGGGTTTAAACCTCTCGCGATACCATCTGTAAGAATGCGGGCCATGTCAGCTTTAACCTGACCAGACAGCCCTTTCATTTCCTCGAACACACGAGCGCGAACTAGAGCCATTCTTAGTTGATATGGCTCACTCATCAGTATCGTCGCAACACTTTGTTGAGTAGCTGCGTAGACAGTTGATTGCTGTGCTAGGTTTGCGTACTGCTGTGCTGTTCCTCTTTCGTATGCTGTGCTCACATACTCAAGGAAAAGAAAGTTACCGAACTCACCGCCATTCAGAAGCACCTCATCAACCATTGGCTCACCATCTCTTAACAGTATTGATAGATAGTTAGGGTCTAAATCGAATTGGTATTTTCTATTGACGACTGGCTCAGAGGGGATCCTGTTAAGAAGTTGAATGTAGCCTTTTGATATTCTGCGAATGCGTTTCGCAAACTCTCTCATTGCGCCACGTTCTAGTTTATCGACTGATGTTGGATCAGCTTTCGTCCCGGGTCTTATCGCCGTCCTTATTTTCTGTATTTTCATCAGTTTCACCTAATGGATCTTCGCTATAATTTTCATAGCCAGCCGCCGCCCTAATTTCTTCGACACTAAACACTGGCTCACCAGTAGAGAGGGCAGTTTGATTAACTCGGCTCATCTTCTCAGCGCTATCAAGCTTATCCATCGATGACTGTTCGTTTAAATCATCCCAAACAACCGTTTTCTCACCGATAGGCTCTAGTACCTTGATGTTAATTAGGTGGTCGATGAAGTCCTCTATCTCAAAAGCGAGCTCGCTTTCTCTGCGCGATTGGCATCGTGAATTGAAATACCGGTTATCCTCTGTACTGGCGCGCTCTCCTGTTTGAGTCATTGCAAGTATCCTTGCAGGGATATCAAGCGCTGAAGATGCTGTTTGTAGGTTAACCATATAGGTTGGTGTCGGATCTGATACGGCGGTAACCATAGGACTAACATTTGCGCCCTTCGTAACAAGAACTGAGTCATTACCTGCGTTGATTTCTCTTGCTACTTCATTATAAATTTCCTGCAACCCAGCAATGTCAACGCCATACATTCTTGCCATTTCATCAAGGCTGGCTTCCTTTTCGTAGTTGATATTTAGCTGTCTTGCTGCGTTTTTAAGGAATGATTCACCAGAACCCCCCTCAACCTTTTCAAGACTTACAAAGGCGTTATAGGCAGGCTCAAGAAAGCCGATAGCGTCAACTGAATAATCACCTAGAATGAAAATCCTATCCGGATGAATATTGATATTTCTAGTCCCACCATTTGGTAGCGTCTCCGTGTACTGCCACATGCTAGGTTGACCGTAATTAGGAGAATTAATGTCAGTCACCCAATCAGTAGGCTTAATTGCATTCGCCCATGCTGGCGTTGCTTTTTTAAGTAGCTTTGATTTCGTGACGGGCTCATGCCACTTTCCACTATCATTGATATGAAGGATCAAGCCTGCATAGCGACCGACAAGACGCTTCTGATCTGCTTCTTTGAACGCTTTCCAAATACGCTTATTCACGTACTTTTTAAATGAAGCTTCCCAAGTGGTTTCTTTCTTGTATTTATCTGCTTTGTCACCCTCAATCACTTGAGGTGATGTTTTCCAGCAATTACCTACGAGTTTCGTTACCCCACCAAAGGCAATGCCACCACGGCGAAATAGCTTATATAAATCCTCAAAGGTTAAATCTTGTTTGAATCCGTACTCACACCAAGCAGATGATCGCTTCGCATCAAGCCCCATGGTTGGATTAACCAAAGCCATACGGGCACGAGCTATCGCATCACTCACCATGTGATTGACGGCTAGTTTCATGTTTTCTTGCATTATCGCCTCAGTAATCGTTTTGGAACCAATAGGCCTGCATTTGATTTTTGTGTGATATACCCATCAAGACCATATCTAACCGCATCCCAGCAGTGGTTGTTCTTATCCTCAATAACGGGAAGAACCTCACCAGTGATCCGGTCTGTTTTGTATGAGTAAAGACGGGCTTCTTTTGCTGTTTCTTTACAGCGAGGATGGATGATTATTTGCTTGAATCCGCGTAGATGTGTAATGCCATCTTCTACGCTACCTTGCCATTTCTTGGCTGCGGATATATTGAAACCTTGGCGTTTTAAATAGCTGATTGTTTCAGGTCGTGCTGAGTCTGCTTTAATTGGCCACTTGCGAGATTCAGGTATCTTGTCGTAAAACGCTGGCATGTGGTCAAGCTCAACACCTATTCCGTATGCCTCGTACTCGATGTACAGGCAGTCGTTTAGAATGAATTGGCGCAATAGCGTGTTAGGGTCTTTCGCAAAGCCGAAGTCAGCACCGAATAGTAATCTGTCTGCTTTCTGCCATAAGTCATCAGGGAATGATTTAACAACGTATTTATTTGCTAATACCTGCTTATCGGAGTTTTCAAGATAAGCCCCTTCCCATATCCACGCATAGTCGGAATATTCAAGACTGTTAAGATCATCAAGCCTTTCTTCTTCCAGAACATCAGGGAACCACGGGTTATCGTTGTAGTTCATTTCAACGATGATTGAATTTTTTGGAGGTGTTTTTCTGAAACGTTTATCAGTGGCACTGCCGTCCTTCTCAGGGTTCCATGTCACCCATATTTCAGAACCAGACTCACGGACTGTTGGTCTTAGCTTTTTCCACGCCAAATCTGATACTGACTCTGCTTCATCCACCCAAGCTAGCAGTATTCTTGCTTTGGATTTAATGCTATCTAAGTTATGTCTTAGCCCGCAGAATACGTAATTAACCCTCTTGCATTTAGTGCGGATATATTTTTCACCAATATCAAAGTAATCATTCAACCAAGGAATAGACCGTATCGCCTGTTTTACCTCTTCCATTGATGATTCTTCGAGTGAGTTCATAAACTCACGACCACAAAGAATGACTCCGCTAATGCCTTGTTCTGCTGCCTGATATGCTTTTACTGCACTCATCATTGCGAATGTGCGAGTCTTTGCGCTACCACGACCACCAAAAGCACCGCGATATCGAACGCCTTCTTTTGCGAACACCGGAACTAACTTGGCAGGAATTGGTAAATCAACTGTCTGCTCCATCAGGTGATACTCCTACCAGCCTAATCACTGTTGGCTTCTGTGACATTGACCCATCAGATGACTGATGATCTACCTCTTGCTTTTCAGAGTATCCGTGATTAGCCAGCATTAGCTTTGTGATTGTTGCGTTAAAGTCGCCAGCCAATCCGCTATTAATTAGTTTCATTTCCTGAAATGCCATAATTCCGTCTAACGTGTCCGAAAACTCACGACCTAGATCACTATCTTGCTTTCCGTACTCATAAACAGTTGAACGAGCTATTCCCAAATAACACGCCAAACCTGCAATACTAGGTATAACCTGACCTTCATTTTCTTTGTAACCGCCGTACAGGTATTCCTTTGCCTTAGCGATTAGCTCATTAGTCAGCTTGCTAGGGCAACCAACCTGTTTAGATTGTTGTCCCATACCATTTCCTTAATATTTACTGTTCAACCACTGGCACATATTTAATATCACTAATCTCATCAGGTGATATGTATACCCATGAGCCATCGAGTGATGCGATACCGATTAACCCGTTAGTCACGCGAGGTTCTTTAGTGGTCATCATGCCTTCGTAGGTTGTGCCATCTTTCTTAGTTGCTATTACGTGATATTTATTCACCACTCAACTCCACTTCTTTCCCTTGAGGTACAGCCTCAACCTTAAAGCACAAATCCGTAAGCCATCGCCAATTAGTTAACGCAGCGATGATTAACATCGGCTTCATGTAACGGCGCAGTGTCATTTTGTAATGCAGTGTTCCTGTTTTCATATTCCACCCAATAAAAAAGGCCACTAGGGCCTATTGTAATGTTGCAGAGTGTGATGGTTGATTGCTCGATGGATAAAGCAATTGCATTTGCCCTTTAACATCAAAAGCAGCCATACATCGAGCATCAAAGTCTTTGTAGTCAACAGAACTATTAGCAATATTTGTTACTGCCACCATTTGCTTTTCTACAGCAAGTAGAGCATCACCTTTTAGGTATTGGTGGATTTTTTCTCTGTCGCCTTTATTTTCTTTGACTGATTCATAGACATAATCAGGCAATGCAACACCATAAACCCATTTAGCCGTGATACCAGCGAACAATAATGGACAACCGCCAACATGACCAAAATAAGGAGTCCCTGACATCTTTGATAGCGCTCTATAATAGGGTTCTTGAAATCTCTTTTCCCACTCAGTAGCTTCTTTGTATGTCAGTAGCCCAATTACTTGATCTTCAGTTAATGTCATATTCTGTGACATCAACATGTTTTTAATGTGTCTGTCGCAAGCACGAGCAAATTTTGGTGATAACCATCTTGCGAACTCAATTACTAATTCAGGATGGATCCAAGTACCACCATATCTGCCTTTCTCTACTTTGACCAAAAGGTGAGAAATCTCACCTTTAGAATTTATAGCTTCGATATCAAGTTCTTGCCCTATTTCTTTTGCGTACTCTTTTGTTGAATCTAGCCTTAGCCAATCAAGAGTTCGCTTATCAAATATCTTTGCTGCCACAGTGGCATTAACCCAGCAATCCCCATTAAACGGGATCAGAGTTTCGTCATACTTCATAGGTACGATTTTAATCATTGCATATTTCCTATAGAAAGAGAGCCTGTAGCACAGAAAAGCCGCCCCAAGAGAGCTTGCCAGCTATAACGGCAGTTCTCAGGCTCACTTTCTGTAGACTCTTGGTGTTTTAGATGTGCGTGCTATGCACAGAGTGAAATGCGTAGAGTTCGCAGCTTAGCGATACACTGCCAAGCCACTTCTAGTCTGTTCCTAGCAGTCAAGATATGATCACTCTCCTTAATGGATAAACGACTTATCTAATTGCTGATATATATATTTACTTAAGCTATACTAAGTAGCTATCGCTACACTTTGATTGATATCTTGCTAGTATTGCCCAGCCTCCCGTGCTGGGCTTTTTTATTCTTTTGGAATGCTTTTATCCAGCTCTTCACGGAATTGAGTTGGGTTATCGAAGCCTTGTGCTGCCATGATATTTCTCCATTAAAAAGCCCCGCTATTGCGAGGATCGTTGTTGTTCAATTTCCCGCATTGCTTTCCTGCTTGGCCTTTAGTAAAGATTTTTCAGCGTCACTCTTTATTGCAGCTTTGATTATCGAAGCAATAGCAAAGAATGTAGCAAGCACGAACCAGCCAGAATATGCAGCAAAAGTTACATAAGCCACATCGGTTAATACATCATAAGTTCGCCACGCTATAGACTGGTGTTTGTGGTTTTTTGCGAATTTCTCTTTATCAACGAAGATAAGTAATATCCCCATGACAGCAAATAGCCAACCTGTGAAATACCCGATATTAGTTAGCCCTTCATTGTTCAGAGTCAACCCAAAATAGAGTGATGCAGCAACCACCACATCAATAAGAATTGCTAGTAGTCTAGCCCTCATCGTAAACACTCCGTTTTAATATAATTCTGCAAATACAACGTTTGCTGTTCGTTCTCGACTATCATTTCTCTGAGACGTAGATAATCTTGTTCAACTGCTTTGTTAAGTCGTGCGGTGGCTTCATTGCTTCCGCTTTCGGTGAGATTCTTGGTGACTGCTGGACACTCGGCTTTGACATACACCCGCTTAGAACCAGTGTTAACAGCATCACGAAGAGTGTCAATTTCATTCTTTGCACTGGCTAACTCCTGAGTGTATTTAATATCGAGTTGGTTTAATCGAGTGATACGGGCTTGGTAGTCTTTGTTGATGTTGATTTGTTGTGATAACTGATTGGTTGCTGTGCTGTAATCTTTGCTCAGTTTGTCGTAATCATCTATTACCCACCATAGCCAGAATGCAGATATTGCCAGTAGTCCAGCTAATACCTTAGTTAGCGTATTCATGCTGGATATGTCTTATGGGTTAATTGAAAATGAGGACCATCTTTAAATGTTTTCCAGTTACCGCCCCATTCGATATCGACGCCTAGCTCTTTCGCCGCTTGCATCATGGCATCAGCGACTTTTTTAAAGTATGACCAATCGTTCCAAGGGATCTGATTATTTACTAGTGGAGCACAATCAACAGCGTGACCGGTTAAGTGGCGACTATTCATCGTTTGGCTTTTGCCACTTGCAACTAATTGTCGCTGTCTGGCTTCGTTGCGCTTACCTTCAATCACCATAAAATCAATATCGGTAATTTCTAATGCTCGATGCACTACCTTAACCAAATCAGGATGAACGCCACGGAGGTTTTCTTCGCTACGTTTGCTCAATCTAAACTTACTCACTTCTTCCCCCCTGTAAACTTATCCCAGAAGAAATCCAATGCTAAAGAGCCAGCGGAACCACATAAGCCAGCCGTAAATAACGTGTAGTAGAATGAAGCGTTAAGCTCTATTGATATAAGACCGCCCATCATCCCAGCAAAGCCAGATACGAACATTTGCATAATTGCTCCTACCCAGCTCCACCGATAACCATTACGTTTATTGTCAATAATGTATCTAGCCAATCCGCCGTATAGGGAGATAGCGAATATGACACCCCATGCGGTGGCACTGAATTTGTCTTTCTCGTCCATTCGTGTCATACCGCCTCCTTTCTGGAGGAATTAGTTAATAGAACGCCGACTCACAGCTCTTGTGTGAACGTGAGGTGTTGTGATTGATTCTGTGGTCGGCATATACGAAAAAAGACCGCCTAAGCGATCTTATGAATGTGAACTATCCGGTAATTCCGGAGAGTTGGATTAGCGTTATCGGAATTCCGGCATCGGAACAATATCAATAACTTATTCCCTCGAATTCGGGGGAATTAAAATAGAAAGCCCCAAACGTATCGCAAACCAGATTTCTCCGTTCTACGTAGAGGTTATGAGGGGCACTGTTCGGATTTCAGATACAAAAAAGCCCGATATCTCTATCAGGCTTTCAGTGCTCTTTGTTTTACTGCCCGAGCATATCACAAACTATACACATAAAATTCGCATTTGCAATATATATTTTAAATATTTATGAAATCAGACATAACTCCCTTTCTAATTCATGTTTCATTGCGTAAAACATCTCCTCTTCAAGAATGCTTTCCGCCCAGCCGATCCTCCTCACCGCTTGCTGTATGCTGATTTTAGTTTGATAACTCAATTCACGCGCCATCTTTTGCGGGTATTTGCGCTCACAATATCGTTTAATAGCTACATGACGAATCGGATTGTTTTTAGCAAATGTCTTCGTTATTACATTTTCTACAAAAGCGGCATCATCTGATTCTTTGGTGAGAGCAATGAGGTCGCTTATTTTATTTTTAGGATTTAATATCTCATGTGACTTTTTGAATAACTCCTCTCCTTGATATCCCATTTTATACAAGTCTTTTACAACTTTTATTATTCTTTCCCCTTCTGTTTCGCTCCATTCCGTCCTAATCATTAATCGTCCAATGACACTATCTGACCCAGAATGAGGGTAGTCATTGCCACCGTACTCCTTTCCCCACGTCATTAGCATGTAGCGAACCCAGACTCGCTTACTGTCTAATGCGTTTTTTCGATTAGAACCCCAAACCCGCCTTAATTCATTTTTGCTTGAGTAAAGAGACAGCAGATTGAACGGATCACATTCCCTCATCTCACCTCCGGTAATACTGTATGATAATCATCATTGGCAGTTGTATATAAAACCCTGACACCTTCCATCAGCCCGCATAATACTTCCATGCATTCAGCAATCTGGATTACACAGAAGTTAACTCGACCGCCTGATCTGGATTTTAAATATCTTGCTTCTTCAATAGCTGCGATTAAGTCAGTAAACATTAAGCCACCTCCGAATATTGATCCTTTCGCCTTTTCTCATACCAACGGGCCCTACGAGTGAATATTGATTTCATTCGTTTGAGATATTCGATGTCGAATTTACGGACCGTGTTATCGTGCTCTAAACGAATTACTCGCTCTTCGCCGATTTTATTGATGAGATTAATGCGGTATGGGATGAGATTACCTGACAGGTCCCTATTGCAGTGAACACAGCCAGCGTGAATATTGAGTAAATTAAATCTTAAATGACTTGCCGAACCCCTTGACCTGTAATGACTGGCATCTACGGACCCACCTCTTACTCCATAATTTAAGGGCCGACCGCAAGCAATACAGGGCTGACCATAGTCTCGCCAAAAGATGTATTTATTTACTGCCGCTTGGGCCTCTTTGTTCCAGTCTGATTTTGTCTTTAACTTTTCCTTTCTGGTCCGCAATAACTTCCTTTCCTCAGATAAGCGTTTCTTACGGTCCTTTTCTTCAGTCCGTTTAATTTCATTTGAGGCGAATTTTATTGCGCAGGATGTGGAACAAACTTTTTGGGTAGATAGGTAGGGAATGAATTCTTTGTTGCAGACTTTACAGGTTTTTAGCTTCGGCTTTTTAGCCTTCGCCACTCTTTTCCTCCTTGATTTTATCCATCACTTCCAAATGAGCGTATTCATCAGCACACTTGCTACACACGTAAATTTCTTCATCTGTTAGCGGTCTATTGCATGACATGCAGTTCATTTAAACCAATCCTCATATTCAGATTCAGGGATCCGCCATTGCTCAATTGAGAGTGACATTGAGTAAGTATCACCGTCAGCATTGAGCTTGTTGGCAGTTTCTACGAGACGGTTAACAGCTCCTAAATAATCATCTTCACGAAAGTCACCAAAGGTTTGCCAGCGATTGCGTACTCGCCATATTAACCTCATTTTTTCATGCTCTTTCTGCGTTATTGCTTTGCTTATCGCTTCCCTAAAATCTTTTAACTGATCAATATTCAGGCCTTCAATTTTACTTTCCCATGTCACTTTCTCGCCCTCCGCTTCTTGGCTGCAGGCTTATCTTTGGGTTCTTCGTTGTCAATTTGCTTACTTTGTGGCTGTAAACATTGAGGAATGGCATCCATCCACTTCTTCATGCTCTCTAATGCGTTATTTCTCTTAGTCATAATTACTCATCCTGTTTCCTTTTCAATTTCATATACTCGCTATCTTCTGGAGTAGTTAGTATTAAACCGAACTGTGATGCCCATGCTTCAACTCTCTGTAAGAAGTGATGCATTTCCCCTTTATCTAGTTTTGAAGTGTGCCTAAGCATCTCTCGTTGCGTTTTTTCACCCGTTAACACATCGGTGTACTCAGTTACTTCAAATCCAAGGTAAGTGGCCTTTAAACTTTCCTTCACCCACGCTTCAGTACAGAACTCACGACCAGACTTAATCAAGTAATCGCTGATTTCTTTGTACCAAACATGGCTTAATGCGTTTTGAGAGAGGCTTCGTTTTGGTTTGTAAGGCTTGATGGTGACGCTGAGTTTTGGGTGGGATTTAAGTAGTTCAATTACGTTGTTATCAAATAGCTTTTTCGTTGATTCGTGTAGACAGAAGTTTTCCAAGTTAACCTCCTTGCATTTCTGCGTATACCTCTATCCAATATTTAGCTTCTTGGATCCATTCTTTTTTCTTTTTGCGGATTTGTCTTTTAGTTGGTTTGCATGGGAATTTATAGTGCTCCTCAATCCAGCCTACATTTATTTTTAACATCCAAAATCTGCTATTCGTATTGAAGTTAACGTAATAGACCATTACTTCTACTGGGTCACTCACTGTTAGCTCTCCTGTTAAACCTTTGCGCTGAATAATCACGGTCAATTTGCATTAATTCTTCTGGCGTCATGTCATCAGAATTATCGGGGTAAATATCGTTATTGTGGGTAAAAGAGAAATCAGCGCCACAATCAGCATTAGTACATTCGATATGATCACAAAGGTGGTTATCTTCTGGGTTAGGCTCGTTCTCGCCACACCATTTAACTTTACTGCCACAAAATGGGCATTTCTTGAGTTCGTTCATACTACTTATCCTTTCTGAAAGGGAGTTTATTTTCGATGTAGTCAATTAATGAAAATAAAATTTGTCGTACGTGTTTTCTGGCAAAGTGGATCGGCATATCAATTAGAAAAAGTAGAAAGTAAACTATGCTTATTGGGAGCATGAATACAATTAAAACTGTCCATCTAACTAAATAGGTAATCTCGTTACCTTTAAATTTCGCCCACTTCATCATTTACCCTCCGGCATTGGTGGGAGTAGTAAAGGCATCCAGTGCGTTATTGGATAATCATCATCTTCATAAAACTCATAGTTATCGCTGATATAATGGCAGTAAGAACGCGACCAGACATAGCCTTCAAAACATGAATCTGAACGCATGAACACATGCCACACAAACTTGCCATTCCAAAACCAACCTGCAAATACCGGCGTGTCCAGTTCAGGTAATCTCTCACTCACTTTAACCCAATTAGTTCCCTGCATTAGATGCCTCCTTTCGGTTTAGTCTTTTAACAAACGCATCAGAATCAATTCTTAAAAGGCGATTTATAACCTTTTCACAACGATATGGTTTGTGCATTTTTCGATTGCGGTCCGCTGTATTTTTCCCGCCTCTCACATATCTACGTTTCCGTATCATTGCCTCATCAGCGTAGAGCCACATCAACTTTTTAAATTCTGTTCCTTTCATCACTCAACACCTCGCTTAATCGCCATAACTAATTTTTAAACTTCCTGATATGGCAACCACTGCTAAAAGTAACCATCCCCAACCTGATTTTTCGTGATACATCAGGAATGCAACAGATAAAAATCCAGTAATCGGTACTAGCATGAAAAACAATGTGCCTAAAATATCTCGTAAATATTCCATCTAAAAAACCTCACGATTCCCACTCGTAGCCGACTTTAATTGCCTTGGCTTGCTCTAAGGTATTAGTCATTACTTTTGTGTTTGAAATATTACCCCAGCAATCACACTCGACTGGAGTTAGGTAATATTCATTTTCTGTTCCATCATCGCTTTTGTAGGTATGGCGAACCGGATCACCTAAAACCTTGGTGACGGTATGTGTTAGTAAGTTCATCTAAAAATCCTCTTGCGTGTTAACACTCAATTTCTTCATCTAAGTAGTCGCTGTTTATATTGCTCAATACCGCCTGATCTAAACCACCGCGAGCATTAGTGAAGTAATATGTTTTTTCTGCACCGGGTGCGTGTCGTGATTTCGTGCAAATAACCTCAGTGATACCTTTCAGATTGGTGTCGGGATGATATTTTTCATCACGATAAATCATGAAGATAACGTCAGCCTCTTGCTCAATAACGCCAGACTCTCTCAAATCAGCATTAACGGGGCGTTTGTTTGTTCGTTGCTCCAAGTTACGGTTTAACTGTGCAAGTGCGACTACGGGACATTTAAGCTCTTTCGCTAGGTTTTTTAATCCTGTCGCAATTTCACCTACTGACTGATTCATATTTTCAGGGTTGGTCATTTTCATTTTCTGCAAGTAGTCAACGATAATGACACCTAAACCACCCGTTTTTTTGTGCATCTTTCTAGCGTCAGCACGTATTTCATGAATGCTCATTGATGGTCGGTCATTGATATAAATCGGTGATTCTTGAATGTCAGCAAGCGCATGAGATAACTTAGCCCAAGCCTCATCCATGTTGATTTTCGATTTATCATCACCGAGTAAGTCTTGCTTGTTAACCCCTGCGTGATGAAATGAAATGCGTTCTGATATCTGCCATGACGGCATTTCGAGACTATAAAAAACAACGGGTTTCTTTTGCTTCAATCCAATTGCTTTTGATATTGCTGTACTGAACATGGTTTTACCCATACCAGGACGGCCACCAACAACAATCAAATCGGTGTTATTAAATCCACCAAATGTCTTATCGATATCAGGTAAACCAAACTGAGTTTTATATTTCCAGATATCACCGTTGATCATCGACTCAAGAATATTTATCGACTCGTTCACTCCGTCCATGATGTGCTGTGTTTCAACAACACTGCCTGTGTCCATTGATGAGATTGAGGATTGTACCTCACCAACAACATCAACAAGGTTGCTAACGTTTGATGAGCTAATCTTCGCAATACCTTCATTGAGAACAGCAAGCGTTTTGCGTGCCGTGGTTAGATCCTTAATTTTCTGAACATAACCGGGTAACATTTGAATACTTGATGTGTTTTTAGTGCATTCAGCAAGATAGCCGAACCCGCCAGTAATATCTGAATTACCTTGTTGTTCAATTTCTCCATTCAGTAAAACCAAATCAACCTTAGATCCATTTCTAACAAGGCTTTGCATGGCTTTAAATATGGCTTTGTGAGCCGATGATGTGAAATCGTCAGCAACTAAACTTTCAATCGCTGAGATAGCAATTTCTTCTGTTTCAGATGTGGCGATCAGTATTCCCCCAATGACAGCCTGCTCTGAGTAATAATCCGTGAATTTATTTTCCATTAAACAATCCCTTTTTTCCGTTCGGTATATTCTCGTTTGGCTTGTTCGTAGGTTTGCGACCATCTTGTCGGCGTTAAGATCCAGTCAAGAGTTAACCATCCCTTGTCTTGTAAGCCAGTGAATAAACTTGATTGCGATATCAGCTTGAAGCAGGTGTCCATGTGTTTTACTTCACGCCATTGCCCTTTGTTAGTTTTGCCATTCCAGACAGCCTCCAAATCTTTGTAAGCAGGTCTGCGTGATGTCCACTCATGAAAATCAATGGCTCTTTCAGGAACGTATTTGTTCCAGATTTTGATTAATTCTTCATGAGGACAATCGACAGGATTGATACCGTCTCGGTTTTTCCACTTGATCGCATCTGACAGATAGCCATCGAAGCGAGTCATTCGACACAAGTTCTGAGGTTTTAAGTCCTTCCCTTTAGTCCAAGTCTTAACAGCCCACTCCATCACAAGTTTAATTTCATCAGCTGTGTAGCATTCGCCTTTAGCTTTGATGGTATTAAGCGCTTTTAGGATGGGTTCCGTAGATTGAAATTTAGAATTGGTTAGCTGATTAAAATAATCGAGAATTTCTAGAGCGATATCTTCCCCAATGGGGGTAAGGGGGATCTTTATATCTTGTTCTTTAACTTCTAATTCTAATAACTTCTTATTCTGTTTCACCTCATTCGTCACGATGTTTGTCACCTCCCCACCTCTTGAGGCGTTGATATCACTGGGTTTGATTGTCACTTCATTGGTTACCTGATTTGTCACCTCAAAATTAGCCTGATATTGACTATAATTTGTGATGGTAATTACTGTTCCGTGGCGGGTTCCTGTGCGGGAAATCATGCCTTCACTTTCAAAAAAATCTAGCATGTCACGGATCTGCTTTTCTGTTTTCTCTTTCCCTTTGGAGTCCTTTAACTTTCTAGCTAATACACCCGCCTTTGTTACTAATTGGCCTTCGCGAAGATCCCAAGAAACACCACTAAATTCGACTCTCTTCGGCTTGTGTCTAGCTTGACTTAACAATCTAATCCAAAGGGATAACTTTGCTGTATCTTCTGCCCATTTTGCATTTAGTAGACTCCTGAATATCGCAACATGACCCAACTTAGAGTTATCCATGCGCGAACTCCCATAGTTTTTGTTGCCAAAATCTGCATATGCAACATTACTCATGCGATCCTCCTAGTAATTTCTCACGATGCTCATTTCTCAATTTTGCATCTTCGAATGCTTCCTTTAGACGTTTACTTCCTAACGGTGTCACTTCTCGTAACGTCTTATCTCGCATGATGTTTTTATGCACTTCGTGACGATTAAACCAATGATTAACTTTCTTCTTCATGGTATAATTCCCTTATTCCTAAGCTGTATCAGAAAAAGGAAAGCTCAAAATCAGCTTCCCTTTAATACTGGTTATTGATACAGTGTATTTGTTAGTTTAAATGGTTAAGTCCATTTGTTGAGAAGCCTCACCATTCGCAGTGGTTGAGGTTTTTCTTTTTGGTGCTTTGACATGATCAAGCATCTGAATTAACGCTCTAGCCTCATCACCTTGCAATATCACTGTGTCATCTGGTGTCTCATACCCAATAGCAACTAAAAGCCTTGCACAACGTTGTATGAAGCTTAATTGCGTTTTAGATTGTGGTGATTGCCAGCGTGATATTTGTGATTCGTGAATACCCGTCCTTTTCGCTACTTCTCTAGCGCCAGTAACAAGTATCCCTTTCATGATTTTTGATTCGATTTCTCGAAATTTGCGTTCGTTTGATAATTCCATTTGTTAAATTCCTTCTTAGATTACTTCCCATATTGGGAACAGCAGTAATGATCCGTGGCTCATTCCATATGAGCGGATTGTTTGCTCTGAGAATTTACTCTGAGCGGGTTAGCGATGTTAAAGAGCGGGTGAAACTAAGCAACTTTAGGTGGAAACAAGTCATCAATTGTGACTTTCACACCTTTTTTATTAAAGAAATCAACGAGCTTTCTACAAACATCTAAGTCAGCCTTACGTCTACCGTTTTCATAATGACTGACATTTCCTTTTGTACATCCAAGCTCTTTTGCTAAGTCGTTTTGGGTGATTCCCAATTTTTTTCTATAGCGACTTATGTTGTTCATCAGAACCTCCTTATTACAATGATGTTAGTATACATAAAGTATCTTATAACTCAATATAAAAGTATACATTTTGTGTGTCCACATGTTTGTATACATAACGTATAATGCTGGTATGAAAATGAAATGGTACGAACTAGCCAAATCCTTAATGAAGGAAAAAGGCATTACTTATGATGATTTAGCTGAGCGCTTTTCGGTTTCGAAAGGTGCCGTTGGTCATTGGATGACCGGAAAAAGAGAGCCATCTCTGCATGATATAGCGGGAATACTGGCGTTTGTTGGCGTGAATAATGCAGTTATTAATTCAGATGGTTCGATTAGCATCGAAAAAGAAGATATTAATCATCAACCACCAATTTACCAATACCCTCTATTCACGAAGGTACAGGCTGGCGCTTTCTCAACAGAATTTAACTCATATACTCAGAAAGATGCTGTGTCGTGGATACCTACAGCTAAGAAAGCCAGTGAGCGCGCTTTTTGGTTAGAGGTTGAAGGCCAATCAATGACAGCGCCACCAGGAGGAAAGCCAAGTTTTCCTGAAGGAATGCTTATCTTGGTTGATCCAGAGGAAGAAGTTGAGTTCGGAGATTTTTGCGTCGCTCGCTTGCTGAATGATGAGTTCACATTCAAGCGATTGATTAGAGAAGGTGGAATATCATATTTAGAGCCGTTAAACCCACGCTATGACCTGATCCCTATTAACGGGAACTGCACAATCATAGGTAAGGTAATCAAGTCACAATGGCCTGACGACACGTTTTAGGGTGTGGACATTAAGGTAAAAATATTTTCTTCGCCTTATCAACAGGTTTTGATAAATCGATCATAAATAAGGGAAATACATCTTAATTTTTATATTCACATAGTGTAAATTATCGCTCCATTAAAAATTTATCCACAGATATTTACACAATAATGCACAATAAACCTTGATAAAATGCTTGACAAGCGTTATATATGGAGTAAGGAATTTCGTGAAAAATAACTTCAAAGATGCAGTTTTGGTTAAGGATGCGCAAGCCTCTATCGAAGAAAGGCAGTTAAACAGCATAAAAATGACTGTGCAAGGCTTGATAAACTTTGTAATAACTAGCTTTGAGCAGTTAGGGATAGATAGGCTACACGAACTTACTGACCCTTCACTTGATGAATTGACACTTATTGTTCAAGAGTTAAGTTCAGAAGCTAAAAAACACCAAGATATGAACCTTCAACAAACATTATTAATAGCAGAAATACTGCTTAATGATATTAAAATGAAAAATCCAGAAATGTGCTCAAATAGCTCTCAAATGCTAAAGAAAGCCAATATTTTCTGATTTTTATTTAAGTAAAAGTCCCCAACATAGAGAAAGGAAATTAGGAGTGAATATGTCCAAACAAGAAAGCATTGCAAAAATGTTAAGGCTTGCAAATCGTCTGGATGAAATTATAGCAGACTTGACTGCAAAGAAAGATGATATGATTAATAAATCATATAATAAAGCAGCCTAATCCTTTTACCCTACAAGAATAACTAACTTTCCACAGTTATAAGAAGCCCTCCCCGCGAGGGCTTTTTTGTGCCCTCTCCCCTCCAAAGAAGTGATCTGCATTCCAATCTGAGATTTTTTTGAAAATAAATTACCTGAAAATACATATAGTTGACTCATTTACTGTAAAAATGTCTACATTTAGTATTTACATGCGTCTACTTATCGTATACATTTAATCACATCGAAGGCACGGAGCCATAGATAAACAGGATGTTCGCTCTTTTACAATTAGGAACGCTCAGAATAAATTTTCAGAGCAACCACTGAGTGGTTTTTGGGGTGATGGTCGAAAAGACAAGCAGTCGCCTTGTGGGCGAAAGACAGCTACCGGAGGCATCCGGCATCACCACCAAAGATCACTTAGGAGGCAAATATGGCAACAATAATTTTTAAAGAGAACTCAAAAATTCGCAGACGCAGAAAGCAAGGTGAGTTTTTGGCTCGAAAGATAGCTATGAGAAGTCGCTCAGTGGAAGAAATTTGGGATTCGATATTTGGCGTTGAGAGACCAGAACGCCCTGTTCTCTCTCAAACCAACAAAGCATTATCCAAGTGGAGATAACTGCTGCTTACCTAATGTAGCAGTATTTTCAGGAGTTAAAACAAAACAGCCGAGCAGTGGGTTCGGGGTTACGGCGAGATAGGATTAAACATGATTAACTTAAAAATGTATGAATATCTAAGAAATGACGGAGCAAGAATTTTCTTTAAGACAGAAAGTATTTCTTCAATAAAGGAAGAGACTTTGTCAGATGGGCAACCAATCACTAAATTAACTCTAAATTGCGGAACAACCATTATGGACTTAGTTCCGCTAGAAGAGTTTTTAAAAATGCATCACATAAAGATAGAGAAATTAAAGTCTTAGATTGTACTTTTTAGCAAAACCCCCATTGGAGGTGGAGTCTCTTTTTTGTATTGCTTTTCAGCCACTTCTAAACACTCAGGATAAAGCGATTCAATTTCAGCCATAAGTTGCTCAGGAGTTTTAATAGAATCCTGTTTAACGGCTAAAGCTAGCGCCATATCAAAAGCAACTCTTTCTACTGGGTTGTGTTCGGTAATAACCTTTTTAGACATTGATTTAATCCTTTCTATCACTGGGGAAACTTAATTATATCTGATTTATTACTGGGGAGTAATAGACCTCTGCCGTCTGAGGAGGTTAAGACAGTTCAGGCAACCATTACGAATGGAAGTATGTCATCTAAACAACAATAAGATTTAAGGTGACATATTATGTCGAGATAAATAGGAGAAGTAAGATGAAATTTGAAGATTTACCAGTAAAAATTCAAGAGATTGCAAGCCAAACATTGGCATGTTTAATAACCAATAACAATCCAGATAAAGAGCAAGCAGAAGAACTTGCTCGCTCTGTGGCAGTGGCTTTTATAAAGCTATATCAAGACAATTAATTATCTTTAAGTTTTTTAAAGTAATTAGTAAAACTTTGGTGAGCAAATATGATCGACTCAACTGTTGATCTTGACGCCGCTCCATTAATCATGGCTGTTTTTTCAGCCTTAATCAATTCTATAACTAATTGCTGAGCCGCTAATTCAGGGTTTTCTTTTGGATCAATTACTACATCTGACATAAAACATTCCTATATTGACTGTGGAATAACCAATATATCAATTTTCCTTGACTGTGGAAAGTAAGGAACCACCTCGCCTGACGTGGTTAAAAGCAGGCATAGTTAACTAATTACAGTCCATCAAGGTGGGCTGTGGCGAGTTGATTAATAGATAGGAAATAGAGATGGAAATATGGTTTAAGGAATTTGAGTCACATGGACGTCAGATTCTAATCAAGAAAGCACATAACTCCGAAGAGTCAAAAATAGGGGTGCAATATTGCTGGCCCGAGAAACTTTTTGAGGTCGACTTTGGATTATGGATAGATTACGACGACGATGACGAGGAAAGCTTTGATAAAGCGGAAGAAGCACGCAACAAGCTATTCGACACCATCGATCAGGAAGCAGTAGATACCGCGGTGAGTAACTTAATTCAAAAACTCAAGCTTGATGATTAACATCGTGTTTAGTTAATAACGGAGGGAGTATGACATCCCTCGTTCAGCAGTAACCCACCCTATATTTAGATATATAAACAAGACATTTCGTAATTAATTATATTCATTAAAAGGAAATAAAAATGATGAAACAAAAAACCAGTGTCGTTATTAACGTAAAATTAACTTTAGAACATGGAATTAAATCACCACATGTTAAAGTAAAAACAAAAATATACGTTCATGAAGAAACTCCAGAATTAGAATTATTACTAAATAACTTCTCAGATAATTTAGTTGGAGAAAATTCAATTAAATCATCATTTGAAAAAGCGATTATAAATACATTACTCAATAAAAAAACACACTAATAAAATTCAAATCATTAAAAATAAATTAATACACCTTCACTTCGCCAACACCAGATAACCGCCTTATCTCTCATCTAACGGGGTCACCATGACAACTAACTATTACAGCGCTATGCGTGACGGCATGGCGGTGCGTATCACTACGCCTCAAGCACGTAAAAATAAACGTACAAGCCCATGGTTATTCAGTTTAGCTGTGGTCATTGTAACAACCGTTGGCGTAATACCGACATTTGTAAGTTGAGGTGATTATGCAAATTTCATACAGCTACTCGAACGGAACTCGGGTAGTAGACGACAAAACAGTCATGGAATTTGACGAAAGTAGCAAACTCAGTATTGAGACAGGAAGTTTCGCTGAGCTGGCTAAATTAACGGAAATCGACCCCGTGGAAGCCCTGCAATGGATTATGCAGTTCGACAAGGAAGAGTTTGACAGGATTGTTAATGAAGCAAACAAGGATGCCACTATTTCTAAGCTAGCTCTGCTAAGGAGGGTTGCGTGACTCAGATTCTAGATATGTGCTGTGGTAGTCGCATGTTCTGGTTTGACAAGGAAGATAGCCGAGCAATTTACAGCGACATCCGCGCAGAGAAACATATTTTATGTGATGGCAGGAAGTTAAATATCACACCAGACATTATCGCTGATTTTAAAAACCTCCCCTTCTCTGACGGCTCGTTTTATCAAGTTATATTCGACCCGCCTCATTTAATTAGAGTTGGCCACAACGCATGGATGTTTAAAAAGTACGGACGATTAAATAAAGAATCATGGAAAGACGATTTATCAAAAGGATTTAGTGAAGCATTTAGAGTGTTGAAGCCAAACGGAACATTGGCTTTCAAGTGGAATGAAACGCAAATACCTACAAAGCAAGTTTTAGCGCTAACCGACCAAAAGCCAACAATAGTCCAGCGTGTCGGCAAGAACGATAAAACGCATTGGGTGCTGTTTATTAAGGAGGCGTGATGAGTAGCTCAAAACAATGGTTGGAAGAATTACGCAGGAGGCGTAAAGAATCGCAGGAACGCGAACACGATGAATTTATGTATCAAACGGAAGTGTTAGGACGACAAGGATTGTCGATACCAACAAAGGATTTTTCAGGAGATTTTCAATGAACGTTTCTAACTCATACCCTACCGATAAATACCCCCAATTAACATCACCGTCATTAGCAAAAAACAGAGAGGAAGCTCTGGCTCAAGCTATTGCAATGATTGAGGGGTGTTTGCCAAATACGAGTGCGCCAGACAGGGAAAAACGATTAGCAATGGAACTGCTACACATGAACTTGGACGCATCGAAAAATCACCCTCCTCTACCTGCTCATATTCAGGCATTACGTGATGCGGAAAGGAATTCTGCACCGAGTAATAAGTTTGAAGTCGATTACTACGGAAGCGATCGCCGTCAGGGTCAATATTTAGGGGATTAATATGACTGCTGTATACAAAGCTATTAGTAATGTTGCTAGAGAAATGGCTGAAACGGGCATTAAAAAAGGAAGTGTAAACCAACAACAAGGATTTATGTTCAGAGGAATCGATGCAGTATATAACGCCCTTGCCCCTGCTCTAGTTAAACATGGATTACTTATTCTTCCACGGATCATTGAACGTACCGTCACGGAAAGACAAACACAAAGAGGTAGCTTGTTATTCTATGTCGTAGTGAAAGCTGAGTTTGAATTTGTTTCTGTTGAAGACGGAAGCAAACACACGGTTGTGACTTATGGTGAAGCAATGGATAGCGGAGACAAAGCCACAAATAAAGCCATGTCTATTGCATATAAATACGCAGCTTTCCAAACATTTTGTATACCAACCGAAGAAACGGCAATCGATGCTGATGCAGAAGTCCACAATGTAGCACCGAGAACACCAGATCAAATATTGAAAGATTTTACTAATTCAGCAATGGCTATTACAGATCTCAATATTTTGAAAAAAGAATTTGGTGAAACATGGAAGTTACTCAGGAAAACGCCTGAACAATCAAAAGCAAAGGAAGTATATAACATCAGAAAATCAGAATTGGAGGCGATGTAATGGCAAGTAAAGGTGTAAACAAAGTCTTATTGATAGGACATCTAGGTCAAGATCCTGAAATGCGTTACCTCCCAAATGGCGATGCAGTTACTAATATTACATTAGCCACCAGCGATTCATGGAAAGATAAACAATCAGGTGAAACCAAGGAACGTGTCGAATGGCATAGAGTTGTGATATTTGGAAAGCTCGCCGAAATTGCTGGCGAATATCTGCGTAAAGGTTCACAAGTCTATATCGAAGGTCAATTACAAACACGTAAATGGCAAGATCAAAATGGACAAGACAGATACAGCACGGAAGTTGTAGTGAATATTAATGGCTCAATGCAAATTTTAGGTAACAACAATCAGGCTGGTAGCCAGAAATCACAACCATCACCTCATCAACACGGATGGAGCCTTCAACAATCTCCTAAGCGTAATGAACCTCCAATGGATTTTGATGATGATATTCCTTTTGCGCCGATTGGGCTTATGTATCCACGACATTTGATTAATATAATTTAGGAAATGTTATGTGACAGTGGATTAGTCATATGATTGTGAGTACTATATTATATTTACACTAGGTATATGCAATGATTGAAATCTCATCAAAAGTTAAAAACTTTATTTTTTGGATATCATTAACTTCAGTATCTTTAATTGTATTTGGTATTTTCATTATCGATATCTTTGTCACCGATGCTAAAGGAAAAGACAAACTGAGCATTATCTTCTCCTATCTATCTACCGTATTTGCATTTTTATCTGCATTAGCTTTATTTGCGACTATTGTTGTTTACTTTTGGCAAAAAAAAGATAATAAAAGTAAACAAAGAGAGATAGATAGAAAGTTACTTTATTTTGTTAATATAAAGGCTAACGACTTCCTAGAAAAAATTAATAATG